GCGCCCGTGCTTCCTGTAGCTCCGTCATTACCAGACAAACCAGTGGCTCCTGTGCTACCTTGTCCACCAGAGGTTCCTGTAGCACCAGTTGCGCCATCAGTTCCAGCGATTCCTGTAGCACCTGTGGAGCCTTGCCCACCCGCAACGCCTGTAGCCCCAGTCGATCCAACTCCTGTGGCTCCTGTCGATCCAGTAACACTTAATCCCGTAGCACCTGTCGCGCCAACTAAACCAGTTGCGCCAGTCAATCCAGTGGCTCCTTGTGTTCCTGTAGCTCCAGTTAGTCCCGTAGCACCAGATGAACCTGTTGCTCCATCAATGCCAGCGACTCCACTAGCTCCACTAGACCCAGTAGCACCAACAGAACCAGCAGGGCCAGTTGCACCTGTGGCTCCCGTTCCACCGCCACCCCCACCGCCATTAACAGCAGTAGAGTATGTGTTAGCGGCAATCTTCCAAAGAAGATTATGCTCTCCGTCCCCAACCTTTGGCTTTGTCTCGCCTGTGTTCTCGGCGATCTTTGCAAGTAAGTTGGATTTAGAATCGTTGGTGTTAGGAGCTATTGCCATATTACATTAAACCTGCACGGTTGCTAAGTTGTTTAGCGTAATTCTCTTCTTCTCCCTCTTCTTCCATCCCTTCCTCTTCCATTTCCTCTTCTTCCATTTCTGGTTCCTCGGATTCTCCGAGAGCATAACCATCAACAGAGCCAAGAGCGAATTGTCCATTACCCATATAACGAACTTTAGCGAGAACTTCTTTCTCCTCGCCCTCTTCCATTCCTTCAAAATCAAAACCTTCCGGTGCTGTAAAATTAGTTTCCATATTTCCTCCGTTACAAACAGGGCATCCTTTACTTTTGCAACCACATCCTCCACCCATACCTATAATGAGAGCGATACCTTTTTCTTTCATTAGTTTTTAGGTTTAAGTGCGGTGGGGGATAGAACCCCACCACACTTATTATTGTTTAACCAGACCGACTCTTACGAGCAGGATTGATAAAGCGTAGCAGGCGAGCAACGGAGATGCATAAGAGCATAACCCCACTCGACACGCTTCGGCTGAGAACCTTGCATGAACAAGGCGTAGAAGTAGCCATTAACACCAAGGATGTTATTAGCATTGTCCTTGTTGTTGATCCACATGAACTCACCGCGATAGTTGACAGGATCAAACTTCAGACCCGAACCGGGGCTGGTAATAACCTGAGCAACACGCGAAGTGAAGACATGGGGGTTGTAGATGAAGCTGACCTCGTAAGCGGCAGAACGATATTCTGGGTTCACGATAGCCTTGTTGCCAGTGCTGGCAGGGCTGGTAGTGAAGAACGGAACACGCACAAACGCGCCATCAACGAAGTTGTAGCGAGGAGCTTGACGATCAACCAAGTGGACATAACCACTGTAGCTGAAGGCTGCACCAAATGGCTTGATAAGCTCGTCAACCTGCGAAGAGAAGCGCAAGTCCTGACGGATGTCAGCGTTCTGCTTCTTGAGGTAGTTGCTCGTTTCAGGCGAGCAGATGAGAGCGTATTGAGGCTCACCGTCAACCATTGCGTAATTGCCTTCAGCGGCATCACGGGAAAGGTCGAGGTAGAACTGATCAAGGATACCTTGGTCGAGCGCATAAGCAGGAGCCACGGCAGGGAACGCTTGGTTGGTTCCGCTGCTGGACATCGCCAGCGTATCAGGCACATCAAGAACAACCTTGTTGCCAGCGAGACGAGAGAACTCATCACGGTAGCGGTTGCTCCAGAACCACTGACTGTTTTCTTTGAGGACTTTGACCTCACCAGCCAATTGCTCTTCAGCCTTCCATGCAGTGCGGAGATCGTTCACGCAGAAACCGGGCGAACGAATAGCAGCCTGTTGGAGGTTGTAGGAACGAAGGGTGCGAGCAAACTCAACAACCTGAGGAGTCGGGTTGCAGTTGTTGCCAGAACCATCGTTAGTTCCCACATCGGCCCAAGCAGTGCTGGAGGCGTTAGGAACGGTGGTGCGCTCTTGAATGAGCGTTTGGATGGATTCGCCCATACCAGCAGGGAATGTGTCCTGCTTGATGAGACGGTTCCAAGGGTCGGTAGCAATGAGCTTGGCGGCGATCATCTCGCCGATACGCCCTGCTTCTTGTTGGAGCTGATTGTTTACATCAGCAATATTGTATTGAGACATATTATTATCTTTCTATTTAAGTTAAATTTAGTTTTGAATCCAAGTCGTCGTTTAGTTGCCCAACTTAAACTCGGTTTATTTTCCTTTACTGAGCCAGTGTAAAAGCCTTTCGGTGTTTATAAGCTCGGATTTATTTTGTTACTGATGTTGAGGAATCAGCGATCCATAACATTTTTTTCAACAGCTTAGTTATGCTGCATCGCAACTAATATGTGAACAAAGCAATATTTGCAAGTTAATTTTAAATAAAAAAAGGACTGCCTAATTAAAGCAGTCCTCTTTCTATTGAATCTGAACTTATTTTTTTATTAGTTATGCAACCATTCTCCCGACAAGATTCTTAACGAAGTCGTCTGTATCCATCTTTGCGTAGTTGGTCGGCTTGTTTGATTCTGCTGGAGTTCTGGGGGAATTCCCACCAGCAGCAGGAGCAGAGCCACCGCGAAGTTTAACATTATTCTCCTTAGTTTCCTTCAGCTCGTTCTGCAATGACTTAACTGTATCAATCAAGTCTGGAAGAACAGCGGCTCCAAGGATGCCATATACTTTAAGGTTTTCAGGCCACTCGTCGTAGCTCATTACTTCTTGCTGAAGTTTAGCGATGTCTGGTCGCTTGTCTTCTGGAAGAAGATTGTAAACCTTCTCGGTCATCTTCGGAACAACCTCTTGAATTGCTGATTCCCGTTGAGCGAAATACTGTTTGTAGAACGCTTGCTCTTCTTGCTGCTGTCGCTCCATAGAAGCATTATATGCCTCCTTAGAATTCGCCTCCAACTCCTCCTTGCGTTTCTCAATCTGAAGCAGGTTGTCAGCAAGATTCCAAATCTTCGTCTTATCTCGCTCCGACCAATCAGCCATCAACGCTTCAAGTTTCTGAGGATCGCCGTTTGTGTCTGCTTGTAGGGCATCAATCAAATCAGAGGTTTCAACTTTATTCCTTTGAGCAAAGAATTCAGCACCCTCGATAATCTCGTTGATAGGTTCGGAAACATACTGCTTCCATTCCTTTGTAGCCTGAACACGGGTCATGTATAGCTCGCCATCCACGGCTTCACGCTCACGCTGAATTTCTTCAATCTGAGTCTTTAGGTCTTGGACTTCCTTACTGGCTTGCTCGTATTCGCTTCCTTTAGCCTTGAGTTCAGCAAGCTCTTTCTGAGCCAGCTTGAGTTCCTTTTCAGCCGACTTCAGTTCCTTCCAGCGAATCTTTTCTTTTTCGCCAGTTGGCTCTACCTCGGCAGGAGCATCTGTATTAGCTTCTTCAGTTTTTGCCCCCTCATTAGTTCCAGATTTGTCAGTATTTTCGACCTCTTTTTTAGGGGCTTCTGTATTTTCTGGAGCAGGCTGAGTTGGATTTGACTTCGGCTCTTCCTTGGGAGGGGTGACGCTGAGATCATTGGATGCAATAGAATCAAGCGCACTGCGGAGATTTGTGATCGCCGAGTCCGTTGATGCTGGTTCTGTTGGTGTGGGTGTCGGTGTTGCTTGGTCGGACATATAAGATAATAATTTTTACTTAATCTTGGCGCGATGACGCTCACCCCAAGATTTCTTGGTGGTAGCTGTCTTCTTGCCAGATGTTGCCATTGGTTTCTTTGCTGCTGGTGCAATGCGTTTTTCTGTTGCCATTTTCATATTTTTACTCCTGTTGGTTGTTTGTTTGTGAAAGCCTCTCAGCTTCCATGATTTCGTCCTCGGTGTATAACCCTGTGGACAAAAGTTTCCTGCGAGCTTGAATGATATATTCCTTATCTAGATCATTCAACTTCTTTGGATTGATTCTAATCAATGAATTAAGTTTGTTTTGAAACTCTTCGGAACCGATGGCTTTAGCGGCCTCAATATCCGTTGGAGCTTTAGGGGCGCATTCTTGTCTAACAATAATAAATGCTTCTTTAAGAACTGGATTGTCTAGTAGTTTCTCCAATTGAGATACCTTGTCGGCATTCATTTGGAATAGTTGTCTTTGTGTCATATTCTAATTCCCTGCGATTGTATCTTACTGGCTGCTTCTGCGTCACGGATAGCCATCTTTTGATTGGCATCCTGCTGGCGCATAATCATTCTTTGCTGGTGCATCTGCATGTCCATCTCAATTTTCGCCTGCCGCTCGGCTCTCTGTGCCTCTATTTTAGCAAGCGTGGCTGGATCAATTTGCTGTTGACCTTGCGCCAAATTCGCATCTTCCATTCCGCTCAACATGGATTGCTGTTCTTGTTCAGCCATTAGCTTCTGAACTTTCAGCGTTCCGTTGTGCAAAATTTCGTCTGCGTTTTGAAGAACCTTGCGGTATAGCGCGGATTCCTCACGCATTGCAGGGTCGCCAGACAGCCTCTCGACATGCTGTGCGACATGAGCATTAAGCGCATTGATTCCCTCAAGCATCGGAGCAAGTTGCATTGGGTCAACTTGCAAGGCTTCTTGCGCCTTTTCAATAATCGGGTTGAGTGCTTCGATGTGAACCTTTGCGTGAACCAAGTCATTCTGCCCATCAAGAACCATGATCTGACCACCAGTAAGGAGTGAGTTATTTTCGAGTTGAGCAATAGAAGCATCCATTGTTGGCTTCTCTGATTCACCGGGCTGGATAGCATATCTCGACGCATTCTCGTAGCCAGCAGTCTCGGAAGCAATATCCCAAATAAGGTTCTGCTTTCCGTAGTCTGGAAGGCTACCAAAGATTCCCATCAATCTATCGAACGCAACCATTCTGGCTGCTTCCGATCCAGCCCCAATAGGTTTAACGACTCTGAGTCTATCTGTATCCAAGTTGAAGAAGGCTTGCAGGTAACGATCCTTTGCACCGAATCCTTCAGCACCACGGCGAAGGAGGCGTTTATGGAGTTCAATGATATAATTGCCACCCGGCTCCCGTGCATCGTAATCTTTGCGCTTCATTCTGCGGATCATTTCACGAACCAAGGATTCCCAAGGATCGAAGAAAAGATTCAAAGCTGACACGCTCATTTTAGCAATATTGCTAAGTTCAGCGCGCACTTGTGTTGCAGACTTCTCAACCGATGTATTGACTAGGGATTCTGTATTGTATGCAGATGTTCTTTCTCTGAACAACTGTGTAAACGCACTAACAATCGGCAATGTTCCGTTAGATACATTGGGAACTATAGTATCCTTAATGACCTCAATTCCCGGTGAAAGCAAATTATAAACTCCATTCGGGATAAACTGCATCTCTTGCAAAGCAGTCTCGTCTTTAGGTTGGAATGTAGGCGCACTACCGAAGGATGCGATCTCAAGAAGCGAACAGTATGCACGATTCAATGCGCCGTTAATTGCAAAGACATCGTAGCCCTGACCGCGAACTCCGTGATAATATCCGTTCGTTCCAACTCCATAGGTAAAGACAGTGTAGGCTTCGTAGCTGTTATCAAATCTACCGATCTTTTTATACAAGAAGTCCTGCACTCCATTGTCATCGTTAATCATGTAGTGCGAAACCTTGCCGTCAAATTCAGTTACCCACAAATGGACAACACGAATTGACTGCTGGTTCGCGGCTTGAGTCGTAAAGAACAGGTCGTTATTACGAAGCTCCATCTCTAGCTTCTCCCAATCATACTGACGGAAGTTGTAATAATTGTTATTATTATTTACAGAAGATGTAATTGCTTTACGGCAAGCCTGAATATTGAACCCGTTAATCTGTGCTGTCTCTTCGTCTTTAATCAACTGGTAAAGTTGCGTAGGGGAATAGAATCGCAAGCAAGCGGCAACATCAATATTGTCCTGACCAATCTCAGTCTTGCGAGGAATCTTGAAGTCAGACATATCCGTGGACTTCCAACGCCAGTCCCACTCGTCGTTGAACAACGACACACCAACTCCATGCTTAATAAAACTATTGCAGAGCTTGAGATATGTAGGGAAGAAGTTGCGCCAAGAGCGAACAGCAGCGGTTACTTCCTGTGCTACAACTTGCTCAAGTTCGTCACGCTCCGTCTGGCTCCCGTAAAGAGTCGGGCAACGGAAGAATGTTTGAGGCGCATTAATGATGTCAACATACCCAGCAAGTGCCGTATCAAGAACTTGCTTCGCAAACCCCCACGACACATTGACTCGGTAGGATTGCCCTGCATTGATAAGCGCCCTCTCGTCGTATGGGCGTTCGTTGTCGTAAGCAGCGTCAATCTTGCTGCGGTCAAAAGCTGAGACGGCATCCGCTCGTCGTAGAGTCTCCCAAATCTCATAAGCTGATTTAGCGTCCTTAATGCGGGATACCGGAGGCTTCCCGCTATTTGAAATTGTTTCTAGTCGATCACTCATTATTGTCTTCCTTTGTTGGTTTCTTTTGGAAGAACCTTAGGTTGGCTATTCGCTTCTGGTAAATCCTCATTTTCTTCTCAAGTTCAGATTCATCAATATCTTCGATACCTTCAGCGATTTCTTGCGCTTCCTCAACTGTTAAGTTCTTTGCAACTTTCATATCGTCATTATTTATATTGTTCAACAATAACTTAACAAGTGAGCCATCTTTGCACCCGTGAACGAGAACTGCGTCCTCGCTTACAGATTTGTTCCAATGGACATCCCACGCTAAATTAGAGATAGAATCACATACCATTTCTCCGTTAATATTGCGATACTTTTCTGTCCTCCAGTTGTTTTGGATGAGATTAGATTCTTTCATCCGATTAACTACATACCACTGGATGATGTGGGTCCAATGCCTGTTAGATACAGAAAGGGAATTCAATACAGGTGCAGAACAGATTTTTGTGGAATACACTCCAACTTGAGCCATCCTGTGTCCTGTGACAGACTCAGGAACGAGTTCCCCGTTCTTGCCTTCATACACCCTCTCTTTAGCTCCAAGATAAATCAATGGTTCACGCTTCTCCTTAACCGCCCTAGTCGTGTCTGCGTAATATTCAAACGCAATTAGATCAAGCCAATTCTCTCGCATTGGAACGGTGTCTAACTCAAACCAAAGAAACGCATCCGTCTCTTCATCCTTACGGAGATGAGCGCAAGCCTGCTGGAAGTAGAAGTTGCAAGACATGGGCCAACCCATCATCGTGTCTGGAATAATGCAAGCCTCAGAAGATTTGAACAAATGTTTAATTTGCTTTTCAAATCCAATGATGACTTCCTCGTTTTCTCTTGACCCAATAACTAGTAGGTCGTGTTCTTCGCCTACTGGGAATTTATTAATCGCACTGATGAAATCAGGGATCAAATGCCGATCATGTTTTGATACAGGAATAACTAGCTTCATATTAAAAAATCATCTCAAACTCAGCCGTGAATTTAATCGGCCTAGAAGGGATCGCATCATCAAATTCAAACCCGCTTACCTTCCTCCACACCCTCCGAGGCATAAAGAAACAATACTCGTAAATACCGCGAGAAATAACGAGAACTTTAAAACCCGCTCTTTCCACCCTATACGGAGTTCCTTCAACTGCCCTTTGCAAAGCCAGAGCAAGAGGAGATTTTGTAGGGTTACACTTAGTTCCATTGACATAATCTTCGGGTTTAACAATCACATCAAATAAAACAGATTGCCGATGTTCGTCAATATAAAGTTCTGCCCTCGTTTTTTGAAAACCAAGTTCCTTTAGTATGTTCATCACTTCCCCCATACTATTATAATATGACTTATTTTCAAGAAATAATTGAAAGAGTTTTATATTTTTGTAAAGTGAGCTAGATGAATTCAGCACCAATTTACGGTGATCCACTTGATGGATACCTTCACCTTTACGGGTTTAACTGGAAAAAAGGAACACACCAAATCGCAATCGAACTTGCGATGTTCAGAGAAAAGATCAAGGGGAGGATTCCTAAAGATACTGGTGGATACGATATATTCCATCACTTCCAAAGAATCGCCAAGGCTCTCTGGCCTGAGAAAGATAGCAAGTCAACAGTAAACTTCATCTGGCATCCTTGGGCAGAACGAATGATCCGAGCTGCTTGCAATCACGAATACCTTGCAATCGCTGGCTCTGGTGGTTGCGGTAAATCGGAGGCTTACGCAATATGGGCAATCGTGAACTACCTAGCCGATCCAGAGAACACAACAGTCCTTGCTACCTCCACGACAATCAAGGCATCCAAGCAGCGTATCTGGGGTAAGATTACTAGGTATTGGGGAGTATGCGAACAGCTAGGTTTGCCGGGGCATCTTGTGGATTCGGAGAATAAGATCAGTTATGTAGGCAAGGATGGCAAGCGTTCTGACTTGTCTGGCATTGTTCTTATCCCCGGAGAAAAGAAGAAGGAGCGTGACGCTACTGGCAAGATGCAGGGTATCCACAACAAGAATGTTATCTTTGTTGCTGACGAGTTATCTGAGCTATCTGAGGCTATTACAGAGGTTGCATTCTTCAACTTGTCCAAGGGTTGCGAACGCTTTCAGTTCATCGGAATCTCCAACCCTGCCTCGTATGTGGATGCGTTTGGAAAGTTCGCCAAGCCTAAAGATGGATGGGAAACTATTACTGTTGACGATGAAGAATGGGCCACTTCCCGTGGAGTATGCTTGCACTTCGATGGGTTGAAAAACCCAAACATGATAGCCAAGAAAAAGATTTATTCTTGGATGGAGGGTCCGCAGGATTTTGAGAAGATTCCAGAAGAGGCTAAGAATACATCCTCGTTTTGGCGAATGTATCGTGGCTTCTGGTGTCCTGCTGGTATTACAGATCAGATTTATTCCGAGGTCGAGATACTTAACTCTAAGGCTACCGACAAAGCCGTATGGCTTGATAACGAGAAAACCAAGGTCGCCTTCCTCGATCCATCCTTCACTAATGGTGGAGATAGAACGGTTCTTTACTTTGGGACGGTTGGCAAGCTGGCAGAGCCACATGGATACAAGGGTCTGCAATACGATGAGTTCTTGGTCTTCCAAGAGGATGTCACAGACCAATCCATGACTCGTTCTCAGCAGGTAGTTCAATGGTTCCGCAATGAGTGCCTAGCTAGGGGTGTTCAGCCTCGTAATGCAGGATACGATAAGTCCGGCGCTGGTGGTCCTCTAGGTGACTTTATATCCGTTGCTTGGTCAAAGGATGTGTATGGCTTGCAGTTCGGCGGCAGGGCTTCAGATCAGCCTGTATCGGCATACGATCCAACTCCGTCACACGAAAGGTATGTCAACTCGGTTTCCGAGATTTGGTATTCCTGCAAGGAGTATATGCGGACTGGTCAAGTCAAGGGTATCGGTGATGAGTTGATGCGAGAAATGTGTATGCGGAAACTTGATCCTAATGGAGAGAAGAACCTAGCATTACGCATTAAGGTTCTGCCTAAGTCTGAGATGAAACAACGATTCGGCATATCTCCAGACATTGCGGACGCAGGAATGGGGCTTCTCGCTCTTGCAAGGGAGCGTTTGAATCTTGATAGCTCTAAAGCTACAAAGGAACTAAATCAGAATAACAAGGCAACCACAAAGACATGGAAAACATTGTTTGGGAAATTTGATATATATAGAAAATAAAATTATGAGTTATAATTCAGAAACATCAAGGAGCAGGCATCTGTTAGAGAAGTATTGCGTTGGCATTGGAATGGATGTTGGCTATGGAGGTGAAAAGGTAACTCAATCAGCATGGGCCTTTGATATGCCAACTCCATATACAAGTGTTGGTGGAGATATTCAACAACTAAGGGGAAGCTGTAGGAAGTTTGATTTCATTTGTGATAATGCATTAGACTACATATATAGCAGTCATATTTTAGAAGACTTTACATATAATGAACTTATTCAAATTATTTCAGAATGGAGAAGAATACTTAAACCAAATGGTTTAATAATTACAAATTGTCCAGACCAAAAAAAATTCTTATCTCATTGCCATGCTACGGGACAGGGCATAAATCTTGCCCACAAAGAACATGATTTTTCCATGAATAATTTCAATCAAAAAGTTTTGAAATTTACAGGCAACTGGGAAAAAGTATTTGAGTATGACAATTTTGAGCCTTATTCATGGTTACAAGTTATAAGGAAAATTTCTGATTAAGCATATTCCTCATATTTAATATGTTTTGCAAATGATTTGCTTTTATCCCATTCAATCTCTATTGGATGTTCAATACTAAATCTTAGTGCAGTTTGAACATCAGCATAAGTAAAACCATTTTCTTCAGCCTTTTGTTTTAAATATTGGCAAATAAAAACATCTCCAGCCATTCCATTGTATTCTTGAATTGAAACCCAATCCAAAAATCTTTTACTTATAATGGAGCATCCCATATTCCCAACTCTTCCATTATTAATTAAATCCCAATCAATTCTCCAAGGCGCTCCAATAAAATCAAATTTCAAGAAATCATCACTCCATAAATCAAAGTTAATTGGATGTCCGTCAGTTTCACAATGCATTACGAATTTAGTATCAAAGTAATTCTTTAATTCTTTAACCTGAAATTTCATAGCGTCATCGTATGTTAATGGATTTATTTTATTCCAATAACCATTATATTCCGAAGGTTCATAAGGCGTTATTATTTTTATTGGCATATTTAAATTGCTTAAAAAAATAGACAATTTCCCAACTGTATTACTTCTATTGATTGAATCATCTCCAGAAAATATGACGATTGTAATATCTTTATTCATTCTATTAGCTTCTTAACTTTCTGTATGGATACAAGCAATCGTTCTGTAATTGGATCAAGAGCAACGAAAGGAAGCGTCTCTGCTACAACCATCTTTTCTATCTCAGATTTAGGCTTCTCCATCCCCGCTGATTGAGCCTGAATTACCAGCACATCAATTGAGTAACTATTTAATTTTTTTCCGTTTATAGTTAATCTCCAGCCGCCGCTTGGGGTATGCGACTTATCTATATATCGCTCTGGAGTTTTTTCCGAAACTTGTATGCGTTTTTCTGACAAAACTGTGTCGATCTTTCCATCGTAGCAAAATGTAGCATTGTCTCGTTTATAGATACAATCTGGAGTCCATAAACAGACTTCTTGTATCGTCCGATGCTTTAGCCCTTCAGCTACGCAATTCGCTGAACTCTGATTCCCGATAAAGCATTCCGAGCTATTGATAGCAATCGCAAGTTCAAGATAGTCCTTAAAGATCAATCGCTCAACCTTTACAAATCTCCTACATAACAAGTCATTCT